CAGTCATGGTCACTTACGGCGACGGCGGGGTTATTGATCCGGCCAAATTTCTTGACTACATTGCCAAGCAGTTCCCTACTGATCTGGCCAACCTGGTGAACGCCCGCGACGAGTTGGCCAAACGCCAGGGCGCCATGAGCGCGGTGGAGAAGGCCAACAAGGACCGCGAGAAAGCGGCCAAGGTGTTGGAGGCGGCAACGGCTGAAGCGGCGACCATCGTGGCCGACGCGCAGAAGGTTGCTGACGCTAACGCCGCCAAGAAGGCCGAGTTGTACGCTCTCGAAACGGAGTTGGCCGCAGATCGGAAGGCGTTTGCTGCCGAGACCGTAGCCAAGACTGCGGATCTGATGACCCGTGAGCAGCAAGTCGCCAGCCGCGAGGCTGCGGTGGCCGCGCTGCAGGCCGAATACGCGAGCAAACTGCAAGCCCTTGATGCAGACCGGGCGGCGCTGAATGCTCGGGTGAAGGCGTTCCAAGACAAGGTTGCGGCACTCAGTGCCTGAGGTGTTATATGGCCGGCGTCAAGATTGCGGATCTTCCAGCATCAACTCTCCCGCTCACGGGCACAGAGTTGGTGCCTGTGGTGCAGGGCGGCGCTACCAAGAACGCCGCGGTGTCCAGCGTCTGGGCCGGCGCAGTCTCATCCGTCAGCTTCGGCAGCACAGGGCTGACGCCTGCAACGGCCACTACCGGCGCGGTGACCGTGGCCGGCACGCTGGCAATTGCCAATGGCGGGACGGGCACTACCTCAACTCAGTTTGCCAATCTGACTTCCAACGTCACGGGCACGCTGCCTGTTGGCAACGGCGGCACCGGGGCCGCTACGTTCACGGCCAACAACGTCCTGCTCGGCAACGGCACCTCGGCGTTCCAAGTGGTGGCACCAGGCGCCAACGGCAACATCCTGACCAGCAACGGAACGACTTGGCAGTCCACCACGCCGGGTTCAGGCGTCTCTACGATCAGCTTTGGTACGACCGGGCTGACGCCCAGTACGGCCACAGGTGGTGCTGTGACTGTTGCGGGCACACTGGCTGCGGTCAACGGCGGTACGGGGCTTACAACGCCTGGTGCAAACGGCAACGTGCTGACCAGTAACGGTACGGCATGGGTTTCTGGTGCCCCCGCAACACCCGCGGCAGCCGCTCAAGGTTTTGTCACGCAAGCCACGGGGGCCAATCAACCCCCGGGCTCGTTTTCCCCATCGGACTCATTTGCTTTGATTTGAAAGGCTCATCATGGCAGCAACTGCGCAATATGCAGCAACCGCAAAAGTAGGTTCTGCGCTACTCACGTCAGCCGATACGTCTCTGACCGCACCAACGACCGTGGGCACGGTGTTCACCGCTGCGGCTTCTGGCTCGCGGATCGACTACATCGAAATCCAAGGCGTGGCCACCACAATTGCGGGTTTGGTCAACCTGTTCATCTTTGACGGCACAACCTATTTTCTTTGGCAGCAAGTGCCAATCATTGCAATCACGTCTAGCACGACCGCGCCCGCATTCACTGCAAATTTGTCCAGCAATGGAAACGCCAACTTTATGCCGTTGTGTATTCCCACAGGGTACTCGCTTCGCGCAACAACCAGCGTGGCACAGACAGGCATCCGCGTGATTGCTTACGGAGGTGACTTCTAATGAACAAGGGTCTGTATGGGTTTGGGTTGCCGCCTAATCAAGCAACTCGGGTGGAGCCACCGGAGTGGCGCAATTTTCGCGCTTATCTGAGCGCCGGTACTTTCAACGATTTCGTGGTGCCGCAAAATGTTTTTCAAATTTTCGCCCATGTCTATGGTGGCGGCGGCGGTGCGCCAACTACTAACGGTGGAGGCGGCGGCGGAGGATTTGCCTGCGGAATTATTGACGTTGTTCCTGGTCAGGTGCTGCCAACTATTACTATAGGCGCTGGCGGTAGTGGTGCTGGCGGTACATCATCAGTCGGAACGCTTTTATCGGCAACAGGCGGTGGAGCCGGATCCGGTAGCACTGGCGGCACCGGCGGAACAGGCACGGCTTCAAGTGGCCTTCGCGGCATATTTACCGCATCTGGTGGTGCCGGGGGGTCTGGTGCTGGCAAGTGCGGAGGCGGTGGTTCAGGATCGCCTTACGGTACTGGAGGCGCTGGCGGCGCCGCAGGTTCCAGCAGCGCTGGTGGCGGTGGTGGACTTGGTGGGGCCGGCGGGGCATGGGCTGGCGGAAGTAGTGCCGGTACTGGCGGCGGCGGTATTTATCCTGGTGGACGAGTTGGCGTAATTGCCGGCAATTCCTATATGGGCGGCGGTGGAGGCGGGGGCTCATCCTCAAGAGGGGCTGACGGCGGCGACACCACAAGCTCTGGTTCCGCATCCCCAGGCGGATTCGGCGGCGGGCCTAGTGGTGGTATTTCGGGAACGTCCTCAAGCACATCACCATACGTCACCACTTCCGGTCTTGGCGCTCTAAGCCTAACTGGCATAAACCCGTTCTTGGCCCTCCCTAATCGGGCTCTTGTTGGCGGCGGCGGCGCAGGCGCGTCTGACTGCAGCATGTCATCCAATATGCCCGTATTCCACGGGCAACCTGGCGGCGATGGCGGCGGCGGCGGCGGCGGCTCAAAGACCACCGGAAGTTGCGGAGGCCCAGGCGGGTTTGGCGGCGGCGGCGGCGGCAGTGGTGCGAACGGCATTGGCGGCAATGGAGGGTTTGGCGGCGGCGGCGGCGGAACCTTGCTGTCATCAGTTTCAGGTGGCGCTGGCGGTAACGGCGGCGGCGGCGGGGGAGGAAATTCGTCTGCCCTAGGTGCCCCAGGCGCGGTCATCCTCTACTGGACTGAGGGCTACTGACATGAAATACGCATGGATTGAGAACGACCGCATCCGCGACATCGCACCCGGCAACCCAGCCGACTTCTACCACCCCGACATCGCCAAGTTCTACGACACCGAGGTGCCTGACGGTGCGGTCAACGGAGACGGCTGGGTGGATGGCCAACTGGTCAAACCCGAACCCCCGCCCCCTGCGCCGCCGCCTCCTCGGACCTGGTCGGTCAACGACATCCGCACAGGCATGAAGCTGTCCGAGCGCGTGAAGTGGGACAACGACAGCGCCCCCGAGATCGTCACGGCCAAGGTGGAGCTTCAGCGCCCGTTGGAACTTGATGACGTCACCGAGGTGCTGGGCATGCTGCTTGACGCGGCGCTGATTTCAGCGGCAACCAAAACCAAAGTGCTGGCTTAATCCGCCCCGCAGAAGTGCTATAGTTTTACCAACTGTACCGGCGCAGCGCACCGGGGCTCGAAATGAGCATGTATGACTGAAGAAACTCAAGTCCTAGCGGAAGTAGACTCCGTGCCGGTACAGGCAGCGACAGCCGCGCCTGAAACTGAAGTTCAACCGCTGGAAACCGATACGCCCGAGCAGCAGCCGGAGGAGAAGAAATTCTCTCAGGCCGAACTCGACGCGATGATCGTTAAGCGCCTTGCAAAAGAGCAGCGCAAGTGGGAACGAGAGCAAGCGGCCAGGTCAGCAGAAATGCAAACCCGGCAGTCTGCGCCGAAAGATGTTCCGCCAGTTGATCAGTTTGAGTCTCCTGAAGCCTACGCGGAAGCGCTGGCTGTCAAGAAGGCCGAAGAACTGATTGCCTTGCGAGAGCAGCAGAAGGCACAGGCAGCGATTGCTGACGCTTACCACGACAGGGAAGAAGAGGCTCGGAACAAGTACGACGACTTTGAACAAGTCGCCTACAACCCGAGCGTCCGAATCACTGACGTGATGGCCGAAACGATCCGCGCTTCTGATGTTGGCCCTGATGTAGCCTACTACCTCGGAGCCAACCCCAAAGAAGCGGACCGTATCTCGCGCTTGTCGCCGTTCTTGCAGGCAAAAGAAATTGGGAAGATTGAAGGCAGACTGACCGACAATCCGCCCGTCAAACGAACTACGTCAGCGCCAGCACCGATCACACCTGTCACGGCCCGAAGCAGCAACAACCCGTCTTACGACACGACTGACCCGCGCTCCATCAAGAGCATGAGCACGTCGGAGTGGATTGAAGCTGAACGCGCCCGGCAGATGCGTAGGTTGCAAGCGCAGGCATCCCGCTAAGACTTGAAAGGAATTCACCGTGGCCAATAGTATTCTGACCATTGACATGATCACTAGGAAGGCCCTGGAGATCTTGGAAAACAACCTGGTGCTCACGCGCAACGTGAACCGCCAGTACGATGACAGCTTCGCTGTCGAAGGGGCCAAGATCGGCTCCACGCTGCGCATCCGCCTGCCGGACCGCGCTCTGGTGACTGACGGCGCCGCTCTGCAAGTGCAGGACGACAACGAGCAGTTCACGACCCTGACCGTCTCCTCGCAGAAGCACATCGGCGTGAACTTCACGTCCGCTGAACTGACGCTGCAGTTGGACGACTTCGCAGACCGTGTGCTGAAGCCTCGTATCAGCCAGTTGGCCTCCAGCATCGACGCTGACGTGGCCAACGCCTTCAAGACCATCGGCAACTCCGTTGGTACGCCTGGCACCACGCCGGCCACCTCGCTGGTTCTGCTGCAAGCCCAGCAGAAGCTCAACGAGAACGCTGCGGTGATGTCGCCTCGCTACGCCACCGTCAACCCTGCGGCCAACGCCGGGCTGGTGGAAGGCATGAAGGGCTTGTTCAACCCGACCGACACCATCAGCAAGCAGTTCAAGAACGGCATGATGGGTACGGGCGTGCTGGGCTTCGACGAGATCAACATGTCTCAGTCGATCAAGCAGTTCACGACTGGTTCGCGCACCAACGGCACGACGTCTGCTGCGGTGACGGCCGAAGGCGCGACTTCAATCGCGCTTACCGGCTTGGGCAGCACCAACACCGTTCTTGCTGGCGACGTGTTCACCGTGGCTGACTGCTTTGCGGTGAACCCGCAGACCCGCGAGTCCACCGGTTCGCTGTTCCAGTTTGTTGCGCTTGCCAACGTGACTGCATCGGGCGGCGCGGCGACTGTTACGGTTGCTCCGATCTACTCGGCCGACCACGCGCTGGCTACCGTGAACGCTCTGCCTGCTACCAGCAAGGCAGCGACGTTCATCGGTTCTGCGTCTACGCAGTACCCGCAGAACCTGGTGTACCACAAGGACGCGATCACGTTCGCCACTGCTGACCTCTTGCTGCCGCAAGGTGTTGACATGGCCGCGCGCGCCAACCACAACGGCATCAGCCTGCGTATCGTGCGTCAGTACGACATCAACAACGACCGGATGCCCTGCCGGATTGACGTGCTGTACGGCTACAGCACCATCCGTCCGCAGATGGCTTGCCGTCTCTGGGGCTAAACCGAAACGGGGGCTGCTAAGCGTATAGCGGCCCCCTTTTGAACTTCATCTGAAAGGAATAGATCATGGCTCTCCCTAATGGCGCTGGCGGCTACCAAGTTGGTCCTGGCAATCGCGCTGAAACCACGATGGGGTACGCGGCTGCTCCGCAGACCGCAACCGCTACCGCAACCCTGACGGCTGCGCAACTGGTCGGCGGCATGTTGGTGGCCAACCCATCCACGAGCGCGGCAACCTACACGCTGCCTGCTGCATCGACGCTGGAAGCCGCGCTGCCCAACGCTACCGTTGGCAGCACGTTCGACCTGTCCGTTGTCAACATCGGCACGTCGTCCGGCACTGTGACGTTCTCTATGGGTTCTGGCACCGGCTTCACTGACGGCGGCAACGCCGTCGCGGTTGTGGCCGTCACGACCAGCGCGATTTTCCGCTTCCGGAAGACCGCGGAAAACGCGTACACGGTCTACAAGGCTGCGTGATCAATCAGGGGGCTTCGGCCCCCGTTTTTGAAAGGAACGATCATGGCAAATACCAAGCCAATTGGCGTGGCTTACGAAGACCAGAACATCATCGGCGCGAGTCGCATCCTCACCGACAATGAATTGGGCTACACGGCAGCAGCGCAAGGCACGGTCACGCAAGCGACTGACAAATCCACGGCGGTGACGCTGAACAAGTCGGCTGGACAAATTACGATGAACAACGCATCGTTGAGCACCGCGACCAACGCCACGTTTACGTTGAACAACTCGTTGATCAGCGCCAACGACACCGTGATCCTGACCATCGCGGGCGGTCAGGCCACGCCCGGCTCGTACAACGTGTTTGCCAACTCGCTTTCTGCGGGTTCGGTGAGCATCACGTTGCGCAACATCTCGGGCGGCTCGTTGTCCGAGGCAGTTGTCATCAACTTCTCGTTGATCCACTGCGTGTAACGGAAAGGGGCTTCGGCCCCTTGTCTCAATGGCTGTCATCTATCTTCGCCACCCCATCCACGGGGCCAAAGTTGCCACGATGGAGATGGAGGCAATCTACGACGAGCGGAACGGGTGGGAGCGGTATACTCCCGGCGTTGAAAACGAGCAAGACGCCGCGCCGCCAGTGAACGCACTGGGCCGCCGCCGCCGTAAGGAGCCAGAGAATGTCCTCAGCGGGTGATCAGATCCAGCGCGCCTTGCGTCTGCTGGGCGTATTGGCAGAAGGCGAAACCACATCCGCCGCCGTCATGCAAGACTCGCTGACGGCGATGAACCAGATGATCGACTCGTGGAACACCGAGCGGCTGTCTGTGTTCAGCACGCAAGACCAAGTGTTCAATTGGCCCGCCAGCACGATCAGCCGCACGCTGGGGCCTACGGGCGACTTTGTGGGCAACCGGCCTGTCCTGCTGGACGACTCGACGTACTTCCGCGACCCCGGCACGAACGTCAGCTTCGGCATCAAGATGATCAATCAGCAGCAGTACAACGGTATTGCTGTCAAGACGGTCACGTCAACGTATCCGCAGGTGCTGTGGATCAACATGACGTACCCCGACATTGAGATGTACATCTATCCAGTGCCCACGCGGCTGCTGGAGTGGCACTTCATCTCGGTTGAGGAGTTGACGCAGCCGGCAACGCTGGCCACCGAGTTGACGTTCCCGCCAGGCTATCTGCGGGCGTTCACATACAACCTGGCGATGGAGATTGCGCCCGAGTTCGGCGTGGAGCCGTCACCGCAAGTTCAGCGCATCGCCATGACGTCCAAGCGCAACATCAAGCGCATCAACAACCCTGACGACATCATGAGCCTGCCGTACTCGCTGGTGGCAACGCGGCAACGGTTCAACGTCTACGCCGGGAACTACTGATCGTGAAGACGCCCATCCTCGGATCGGCGTATGTTGCCCGCAGCGTCAATGCTGCGGACAACCGCATGATCAATCTGTTTCCGGAGATCGTACCGGAGGCAGGCAAGGAGCCGGCGTTCTTGCAGCGCGCGCCGGGGCTGCGGCTGCTGGCGTCTGTCGGCAGCGGGCCTGTCCGAGGTCTGTGGGCCTTCGGCGGTTACGGCTATGTGGCCAGCGGCAACACGCTGTACCGCGTCGATTCCAGTTGGCAGGTCACCACAATCGGCACGCTGACGGGCACCGGTCCGGTCAGCATGGCCGACAACGGCACGCAGTTGTTCATCGCCTGCAACGGCCCCAGCTACATCTACTCCGGCTCAGGTCAGTTTGCGCAGATCACAGACCCGGACTTCCCCGGCGCGGTGACGGTCGGCTACCTTGACGGGTACTTCGTCTTCAACGAGCCTACCAGCCAGCGCGTATGGGTCACAAGCCTGCTGGATGGCACCTCGGTAGATCCGCTGGACTTTGCGAGCGCAGAGGGCTCGCCAGACGGCTTGGTGAGCTTGATCATCGACCACCGTGAAGCCTGGCTCTTCGGCACCAACTCGGTTGAAGTCTGGTACGACAGCGGCGCCGCTGATTTTCCTCTGACGCGGATTCAGGGGGCGTTCAACGAGATCGGTTGCGCTGCGCCGTTCTCCGTGGCCAGACTGGACAACGGGCTGTTCTGGCTGGGCTCGGACGCACGGGGGCGCGGCATCGTCTACCGTGCGAATGGCTACACGGGCCAGCGCATCAGCACGCACGCGGTGGAGTGGCAGATTCAGCAGTACGGCAACCTGGCCGACGCGGTGGGGTACACCTACCAGCAAGACGGCCACGCCTTCTATGTGCTGAACTTCCCCACGGCCAACACCACTTGGGTCTATGACGTGTCCACCAGCGCCTGGCATGAGCGTGCCGGCTGGGACACGTCAAACGGCGTGTTCACACGCCACCGCGGCAACTGCCAGATGTCGTTTGCCAACGAGATCGTGGTGGGCGACTACGAGAACGGCAACATCTACGCGCTGGACTTGGACGTCTACGCCGACAACACCGCGCCGCAAAGGTGGCTGCGGTCTTGGCGGGCGCTGCCCACGGGCAAGAACGATCTGAAACGCACAGCGCACCACACGCTGCAGCTTGACTGCGAAACCGGCGTGGGCCTGAACGGGCGCGACTTTTTTGACGCTGCGGATGCGCTTCTCACGCAAGATGGTTTGGAACTGCTTACCGAAAGCGGAGAAACCCTGCTCGCGTACCAAGGCGACACGGCATACGTCGTAGGGGCCAACCCTCAAGTCATGCTGCGCTGGTCAGACGACGGTGGCCACACATGGTCGAACGAGCACTGGACGTCTATAGGGCGCATCGGCGAGTACGGTCGTCGAGCGTTTTGGCGCCGACTGGGCATGACGCTGAAGCTGCGCGACCGCGTGTACGAGATCAGCGGTACAGATCCGGTCAAGATCGCCATCATGGGCGCTGAGTTGAACATCAGCGGCACCAACGCATGACCAGCCCGCCGAACATCACCAACATCACGCCGCCGCGTGTGCCGTTCACTGATGAGCGCACGGGCTTGATCTCGCGTGAGTGGTATCGGTTTTTGCTGAACCTGTTTACGCTGACGGGCAGCGGCCAAAGCGCCGCCACGCTGGAAGATTTGCAGTTGTCTCCGCTGCCAATCGACTACACCGCAGAAATAGCCGCAGTCGCAAACATCGCTGAGATCGGCACACTGCCGCCTGCTGACTATTTCGCCAGCATTGCCAGTCTGCGCGCGGACTTGGAGATTGGCAACCAGCCGCCCATCGCGCCGCCGCCGCAGAACTACGGGCTCGCACCCAGCGCTATCACCGTTACCGGATCGGCGTTCACGTACATCAACCAGACCGGCGTCACCGCAGACGTTATTGTCAGCGGGGGCACTGTGTCTCAAATAGAATTCTCACGGGACGGTGCGACATTTTTTGGTGTCGGCGTCACCAGCGGAATGCTCATGCTTTCCCCGTATGATCGGTTGCGCGTGACGTATTCGGCGGCGCCAACCATGACCCTTGTACCGAGGTAAAAATGGCCATTCTTTCGCCCGCACCGAAACTACAGTTCTTTGACGCCAACGGCGTGCCTCTGTCTGGCGGGAAGCTGTACTCCTATGCAGCCGGCACGACCACGCCGCTGGCCACCTACACATCGGCCAGCGGCCTGGTGGCCAACACCAACCCCATCATTCTCGACAGCCGCGGCGAGGCGTCGGTGTGGCTGGGCGACACTTCGTACAAGCTCAAGCTGACCTCGGCCACCGACGTTGAGATCTGGACGGTGGACAACATCGACGCCACCTCGGCGCTGACCACACTGGCCGCGTCCAATGGCTCCAGCCTTGTCGGGTACGTTCAGACCGGCACGGGCGCGGTGGCCACCACGGTCCAGGCGCGCCTGCGCCAGTCGTTGTCGGTCAAGGACTTCGGCGCTACGGGCGACGGCACTACAGACGACACCACGGCGATCCAGAACGCGCTGAACGCCGGCACCGGGCGCAGCGTCTATTTCCCCGCTGGCACCTACCGCATCTCCACGACGCTGCTCGTCAAGACCAAGACGACGCTGATCGGTGAGGGGATGAACAAGTCGATCATCAAGCTGACCTCCGGGTTCGGAGCAGGCGTGACCGCGATCCGCAACGAGATCATCTCGGGCACTGTTGACGTCTACTACGACACCGACTTGGAGTTCTACGGGCTGACGTTTGACGGCAACAACAACTCCACTCGCACGGGCGAGCTTGTGGCTATTGCCAAGGTGCGAAACGTCACGTTCTCCAACTGCAGTTTCCAGAACCACACATACATTGCGCTGGCTTTGACTGCCAACAGCAACATGGTGGTGACTGAGTGCTACTTCACCAACAATGGCCGGCCCATCCCGTCCACGGTCAGCGCCCCGGCGCTCTGGACTGCCTCCACGGTGCTGGGTACGCCCTACGACGTGCGCGTAGAGAACAACTACTTCCGCGATAACAACTGGTCTGCCGCGTACTTCATGCCGACCAGAGGCTCGTTCACCAACAACAACTGCGTTGACAACGGAGA